TTAGTTCCTTTTTATACGCAAAGTATAAATAATGTAAATCGTTCAAACAATCAAAATGAAGCATATAAGCTGATTATTAAGTTATAATAGGAAAATAAGAATGACATCTCTTTCAACTAACTTTAATGTTTCACCATATTTTGATGATTATGATGAAGATAAAGATTTTTATAGAATTTTGTTTAGACCTTCTGTTGCTGTTCAAGCAAGAGAATTAACACAACTTCAAACAATTTTACAAAAACAAATTCAAAGATTTGGTGATCACGTTTTTAAAGACGGATCTGTAGTTGAAGGGGTTGCGATAACTTATTTTCCAAACACTCACTATATTAGTGTTTCTAATCAATTAGATGGTAATGGTATTAATACTAATACAAATATAGAAATAACTTCTTTACCAGACACATATTTAATAACAGATGGAACTAATAGTAATACTTCAGTAAGAGCAACAATAAGACTTGCAAAGAGTGGTCTTGTAGCAACACAACCAGAAACAAATAGATTTTATCTAAATTATATTTTTACAGGTATTGATGCTTCAAATAATGATGTAGAAACATTTACCCCAGGTAACAAACTTTTTATCTACAACCAAAATCAAAGTAAATTTGGAACATTGGATGCAAACAATCTTTATGATACTATAGACACTTTATCTACAAATTCATCATTCACATCAAATGGAATAGCATATCTTATTAAAACATCTGATGGTGTCATATTTCAAAAAGGTTATTTTTCAAGAGTAAATTCACATATAATAACAGTATCTGATTTTAACACAAATGTTGCTGGTAAAGTGGTTGGATTTAACACTGAAGAATCTATCATCAATGATCAAAGCGATACATCTTTAACAGACAATGCTTTAGGTTATCCTAATGAAAATGCTCCTGGAGCATATAGATTAAAACTTTCTCCAACACTAATTGCAAAAGATGCATCTAATACAACGTCAAATACAACTTTCTTTGCCATTGTTGAATTTGATCAGAATGAACCAACTGAACAAAATGATGATCCTGAATATAATAAATTAGAACAAAAATTTGCTACAAGAACATATGAAGAATCTGGTGACTATAGTATTAAACCATTTAAAATAGAGACAATAACAAATACTTCAAATTCTCAATCTTTTTATTATAAAATATCTTCAGGGATTACATATGTTCGTGGTAAAAGAATTGAAAAAATTGGAACAACTAGACTAGAAACATCTAAGGCAATAGAAACTAGAGAAGCACAGAATCAGATTGTAACTGGTAATTATGGTAATTATGTTATAGTTGATGAGTTTTTAGGAGCATTTGATTTTGAACAAATTGTAGAAGTAGATCTTTATGATAAAGCACAGAATGCAATTTCTGATAGAGAAGGAATTTCTTCATCTCCAGTTGGATCTGTTGTAGGTAAAGCAAATGTTCGTTCAATAGTTCATTTTGATGGAACAAAGGGAAATCCCGAGTGTAAATATTATCTTTACATTTTTAATGTTAGAATGAATTCTGGTAAGAGTTTTTCTACCGATGTGAAAAGCATTTACAATGATGGTACTTTTGGTAAAGCAAAAGCAGACCTTGTATTAGAAAATAATAATGCTATAATCAAAGATGCTACGCAAAATAGATTATATTTTTATAATGGATTGTCTGCAACTAAAAGACTAACAAGTAATACTGGCGTCAATGATACTTCTTTTGTTTATACACAGCTAAAAAATTCTACAATAACGACAGCAGGTGAAGTTGTTGTCACAATTGATACTCCAGCATCTGGTGGAACAGAAAGATTAAATTATACTAGTGGATCTACAATATCTGGTGCATCTTTAGATGATTTCAATATATATCTTTCTGCTAATGCTCACACATCAAATTTAACTGGAACTTTAATCCTCACAGCTGGTAATAATCAAATTATAGGATCTGGAACAAAGTTTGACGATGAAATTGATGCTAATAATTTAATTAGAATTGTTGAAAATGGATCTACAATATCAACAAAAAGAGTTGTTTCTGTTACAAGCAACACACTTTTAACAGTGGATGTTGCTCCAGCTGTTTCTAATGCTTCTGGTGCCAACTATCAAAGATTTTTTGTAGGTGGTTCGCCTTTATCAGTGAACTCTATATCTATTGACTCAAATACACAATTTACTGCTAATCTTGGTTTATCATATTCTAACAATTCCGCAATAACACTAGATTCTTCTCAGACTGTTAGAGCATCTTATGAAGTAAATAGAAATCAAGCAGTTGCTATTCCAAAACTTATTAACAAGAATAGATTTGTTAAAATTGATTGTAGTAATAATGTTGCTACAAGTGTAGGACCTTGGGACTTAGGTTTTGTTGATGTACATAAAATTAGAAATATTTATGTTGGGACAACCTATGCAAATACAAACCCAAACAGAATTACTTGGTTTGATTTAGACACAGGACAAAGAGATTCTTTTTATGATCACGGTAATTTAGTAATAAAACCACAATACGCTAGTGAAATATCAGCATCAAGTAAAATTTTAGTTGAATTAGATCATTTTACTGCAAATACAAATGCTGGTGTAGGATTTTTCTCGGTAGAATCTTATCCAGTGGATGATGATAATCCATCAGCAAGTGACAAAATTGCAACAATTGAGATACCAAATTATCAAAGACAAGATTTAAGAAATTTTGTTGATTTTAGATTAAGAAAACATAATACATCAACTGATGCAACAACCATTGGCACTGCTTCAATAAATCCTGCAGTTTCAAATACATCATTTAATGTTCCTGCTACTGGACAACATATTATTACACCAGACAGTAATTTTACTGCTGATTTCGAATATTATTTACCAAGAATAGATTTGATAACGATAAATCCCTCTGGTGAATTTTTAGTCAAAAATGGTGATTCTTCCGAAAAACCAATATCTCCTTTTATTGAAAATGATCAGTCACCAATATCAGAAATTTTTATACCAGCGTTTCCAACTCCATTGACTCGTGATAAAGAAATTTATCCTACAATTAGAACAACCGAAATAAATTCTAAAACTAACAGACGATATACTATGAAAGATATCGGTGCTCTTGATGAAAGAATTAAAAGAGTTGAATATTATACAGCATTGAATGCGGTTGAGCAACAAGCTAGAGATTTTACTATACCTGATGCCAATGGGTTAGATAGATTTAAAAATGGTATTTTTGCTGATCCATTTAATTCTCATAATGTCGGCAATGTTACTGATTTTGAATATAAAATTGCTATTGATCCAGTAAAAAGTATTGCAAGACCTTTCTTTGAAGGACATAGTGTTGATTTTAAATTTAATTCATCAAATTCTTCAAATGTTACAAAAACTGGACCATTAATAACTTTGCCATTTAATCATTCCAATTTCCAATCGCAAAAATTTGCTACTAAATTTAGAAATGCAGTACAATATGTTTGGCAATGGGATGATATTTTAGATTTATTTCCTAGTTATGATTTTTATAGAGACGAAGAACAGCTTCCAAATATAAATGTTGATCTTGATTTAGCAGCACCTTGGAGAGATTTTGCACAATCACCATTTGGTACTAATTGGGGAGAATGGAGGACTACTGGTTCTCGGACTAGACAGATAAATCTAGGACCTATAACTGAAACTAGAACTACAAGTACACAAGAAAGAATTATCAGTCAACTAAATGTTGATACTTTAAATCAATCTATTGATTTAGGAAACTATGTAACAGATTTTTCAATAAATCCATATATACGATCTAGATTAGTATCATTTGTTTCAAACAATATGAAGCCAAATACTAAACTTCATGCTTTTTTTGATAACGATAATGTAGATATTCATGTTGCTCCAGGTGTTCTATCTGGTATTTCTGATGTTGAATCCGGTATGGAAAATAAAGTTGTAAGACAAACTGGTAATTTCGGAGATTCTCTTGTTTCTGATTCGACTGGTTTTGTGTGTGGTGTGTTTAGAATACCCGCTGAAACATTTAGAACTGGTGATAGGGAATTTAGATTATCAAATGTGTCTGATTTAACTGTTGGGAAAGATGCACAAATAACTAAAGGCACTGCGATATATACAGCAGATAATGTATCTATTACAAAACAATCTTCGTCTATAAATGTTATCCAGCCTATCATATCACATAGTTCCACTACACAAACCAGAAGACAAACTGTATCTGTTTCATTGCCAAACCCAGAAAATGATTTTGGTGGTCTAAACGGTGGCAATGATCCAATAGCACAATCATTCTTAATATCTGGTTTGCCTGATAGAATTAGTGGAGTATTTTTAACAAAGGTAGGAGTTTTTTTCCAATCAAAAGATGCAGAACTAGGAATAACTTTATTTGTTTGTGAAATGGAAAACGGACAGCCTGATATGTCTACTATTATTGGCAAAACCCATTTAACCTCAGCAGAAGTAAATATAAGTTCTGACGGACAAACAGAAACTCAATTTGTTTTAGATTATCCAATATATCTTAACAATAATATTGAATATGCTATAGTTGTTAAACCTGATGGAAGTAGTCCAGAGTATAATATATGGGTAGGCGAAACTGGTGGTTTTGATGTAAGTACAAATGAACAAGTTTACTCAAATCCACATTCTGGAATTTTATTTATTTCTGCTAACATTAGAACTTGGACGTCAATACAAAAAGAAGACTTAAAGTTCAATCTGTATAGGGCAGATTTTACACAGTCATCAGGAACTGCTTCTTTTGAAAATGAAGATGATGATTATTTATCTGTTGATGGGTTTACAAACGATAATACATCTCTTGCTATTGCAGTTGGTGATACTGTGTATAGTGTAAATTCAAGTGTTGATTTAGCAAATACTGCTAATATAGCATCTCAAACATTAAAAGATTCTACAGATCCTTTTGGCATTATTCAATATATTAATGAACCAGATGGTGAAATATACTTAGATTCTTCAAGAGGTGGATTTAGTAATGTTACAAATCCAACAATTGCAATTTACAAAACTTCTGATCCCTCTAATACAAGTTTATTACAAGCAAATACTCTTGTAGCACATGCTAATATTACATCTGTTGATAATTTAAAATACCATGCAGTTGTTCCTAAGTTTGGTATATTAGAACCTGCAAGAACTTCACTTTCTTATTCATTTAAAGGAACTAACACATCAAATGTAAGAGATAATGCTTTTGTATCAGTTAAAAATGAAACTGATCTTGAATATAACGATGTCGAAAGACACGCACTTAGTAGGTCTAATGAGATTACCGGTCTTGCTAATAGCAAATCCTCAGAATTTAATATAACATTAAATAGCGATTCTTCTTATGTATCTCCTGTAGTAAGCTTGAGAAGAAAATCTTCATTGTTTATAGAAAATATTATTAACAATAGTGATTTTGATGAGCATACAAGATATGGCAACTCATTGACAAGATATATTAGTAAAAAAGTTGTTCTAGCAGATGGACAAGAAGCAGAAGATATAAATGTTTTCTTAACTGCTTATAGACCCCCAGAAACTGATATTCAAATTTATGTTAAGTTTAAAAATGATCAAGATCCACAAGATTTTAATGATAAAGTTTGGACTGAATTGGAATATGCAGACAATGGAAATGTAGTTTTCACTTCACCCACTGATACTGAAGAATTTATAGAATACAAATTTATCGTTCCAACTATAAATTCAGTTGCAACTGGTGCATTTGCAAATTCTGGTGTTGACACATTTAATCCTCTTGCTGGTGGTATTATTGTTGGTGACGGAAATACAAATATTTCTGCTGTTGAACACGCATTTAACGCAAACACTAATGTTGATAATACCAACGAAGTAATAACAATAACAAATGCAAATACATTCTTTGCAGTTGGAGATGCAATAACATATAGTGCTAATGGTGGAACTGTTCTTTCAAATCTTGTTGATGGAAGAAAGTATTTTGTTAGTTTCTCTAATACATCAACTCTTGCTTTATCAGAAACACCTACAGGTGCAAATATTGATTTAACAGCAAGTTCAGTATCAGAAGACCACCATTTAACTGGTACTTTCTTCTTAGAAGATTTTACAGTGGGTGATAGAATAAAAGTTATAAGTGATGATTCTGAAGAGATTAGACTTGTTACAAATATCTCTAATAATACATTTATGACAGTTGATAAAGGTCTAACAGAATCAAATAATTCTGCTATTTACCAAATATTTAATCCAGGATTAAACGACGGTATTGTAGAATATACAAATTCTGATGGTTCTAGATTTGTAGGATTTAAAGAATTTGCACTTAAAATTATTCTATTGTCATCAAATCCAGTTAAAGTTCCTAGACTAAATGATGTTCGTGCCATTGCTTTACAAATATAGGATATAAATAAATGAAGGAATCTTTTATAAGAGATGAAAATAATCCTGGTGCTGTATTAAATACAGACCATCAAGGTCTTAAAGCATATAAAATGAGAAAACAAAAAAGTAAAGAAATTGATAACCTTAAAGAAGAGGTTAATGATATTAAGAAAATGTTAGGTCTAATATTAGAGAAGATTAAATGACAATAACAGTAGCAAATACAGCAAACACTAACACATTTGACTATTGGAGAAATAGAACAAATGAACTAGCAGATGCTATGACAAATAAAACAGTAACAGTAGATTCTAATACTGCTACTGGTAATGCTGTT